GTCCTCAAGTCGAGGAACGGGGACCGGGAATCGCCGCTTCAGGGCTCCCACCAGGGCTGGCGGGATCAACGGGATGTCGTCGTCAGGCTGCATTGCTGTCCATAGGTGCCTGTTTGACCTCCCCGAGGTCGTCCAAGGACCGCGGCAGAGACCCCTCCTTGATGCGGTCGAGGGTCCAGAGGTAGGCAGCAAGGTTCCACCGGCAGGCCAAGACGTGAGGCTCGTCCCGGTGGCCCATCATGTACTTGGCGAGGTGGCGGCAGGCCGAATCGAGGTAGCGGGACAGGGGTTGCCCCTTCTCCCAATTCCGGTCTCCGTACCGCTTGGAGCCCAGTTCGATGTACCTGGCGTCAGCCCAGATGACCTCCCACGGGAGAAGGTCGAAACGACCCTTCCCTTCCCGGCTGTCCCGGACGCTTCCGGTGTCCCAGGTCTGCCGGGCATCGCTTCCACGGATCGTCATGTCGTCAAGCTTGTGCTCTGTCACTTGGTTCCCTCCTTGAAACAGACCCATCCGCGCTGCTCTGCAATCGCCATAGGGGAAAATCTTGCCGGATCAATATTGCCGTGCTGCCAGTCCAGCCTGCTTTCTAGATTGCAGACCATCCGCCTCGCCTCGTCGCGTTCGCCCTGCGCCGCGTTTCGCTCGTTCAGCAGGCGAAGGGCGTCTGCCTGCCACCGCTCCGCGTCCCGCCTCGCCTCGTTGCGCTCTCGCACCGCTTGGTCGCGTTCAAAAATGAATCGCTCCTCTTGCCGAGTCCACTCGCGCTGATATTCGGCAAGGCGTGTGGAAAGTCGTCGGTAATCCTCTATTGCTTGATCGCGGAGTTTCTTCATGTCGCTTATCCACGCACGATGCGACTCCTCTGACTTAGAACGGTCCCAAGTCGCTTGGCCCCATGCAGACCGCGCCTCGTCGCGCTCGGCGGTGAGGCGGGCGATCTCGGTATGCAGCCTGGCGATCACCGGGCTCTCGGTGAAGCCATACGGTTCGTGCTCGTCCCTGTGGTCGGTCATGCGAGACTCCTTGCAATCATCGGGCGCACAATCGCAATACTCCGGATGTCAGTTCCATTCTTCTGATCCACCGCACTTTTGAGTGTCTGTGCGACAATGCTGCCGATGTGTTCGTACTGTTTGTTGACTCGGTACAAGTCCTCAACGAACTCGGGTGTCATCAGAAAGGTTGTTACGACCTTGACGCTCGTAAGCATCGAAATGTCGTGCCCATGCTTTTTGGAGGTTCGTTGATCTTGTTCAGCCTCTACTAGAACAACGATGTCGCAGAGCCTTTGTCTCGCCTCGTCGCGCTCCTTGCGGAGTCGTTCGATCTCCTCGGCGGCTTCGTAGGTCAGGTCGTCAGCCATCAGAATGTTCATGGGGGCGCGTAGCCGATCCACGATGTCTTCCTCGTCAGTCATTGAATCCCCGTTTCCTCGTCAAGTCGTGCGAGTCGTTCCATTGCCTTGTCCCGTGCCTCCCCGGAGTTTCCCTTCGGTGCCCTCGGGGGCTCCGCATGGGCATCCGCCTCGAGGTCGATCTCGGCCTGCTCCCTCGCCCTCTCGTCCTCCCACTCCTCTCGGCGGGGAAGGCAGAACCGGCAGAGGGACTCCTTGGGATCGGTGAAGACGTGGCAGCTGCACTCGTACCCCAAGGAGTCCCGGCGTTCGGCGTTCATGCGAGATCCGACTCCCCGACCATCTCGGTCTTCGGGACCACCCGGGAGAACAGCTCGGTCATCCGCTCGAGCATCTCGAAGGGGACCTCGACGTGCAGGAACGGCTCGAGCTCCCTGGAGTTGTCCAGGTCGAACGCATAGAAGTAGAGGCAGACCGTGGGATCCCCGATGTTGGCCTCGGCCTTCATCCGGACGCTGAAGCGCGGGCTGGGGTGCCCATCGTCACCGAGGTACTGCCCCGGGATGGTGATGAAGGAGACCGACGAGCTGGGGTTGAACGTCACCCAGGAGTCGCAAAGGAGGTCGCTGTTCACTTGGATCCCTTCTTCCTGTTGCGGCGAGGGGCCTTGATCTCAGGCCGCTTGCTGTCCTTGGAGTAGCCCACCCGTTCCGGCTTGCTTCGCTTCGACATTGCTTCCCTTCCTGTTGGGGGTCCACAGCTTGACCCGGCCTGACTTCCTGACGTAGTCACCCTTGCGAAGGATGTACGCCATCCTCGCCTGCACCAAGGCCACGGACTCGTTGAGGCCGGCCTTGACGTAGGCATCCACGACGGCGGACCATCCACCGTCAACGATCTTCTCTGCACGGGCAGGACCGATCCCGGGACACCCCGGGTAGCCGTCCACCCGGTCACCCGTGAGCGTCTGGATGAGGTGGTTCCTGTCGGCCTCCTCGCGGCTGACCTCGAGGACCCCTGCGTCCGGGTTGCTTGGGTTGAACCACTTCCCCGGGATCGTCTTCATGTCCTTGTCCCCGGAGACGATCACCACGTTCTTCGTGGGGTCAGAGGCCATGATCCCCATGACGTCGTCGGCCTCGAGGTTGGGCCAGGTGGCGCAGGGCCAGCACTCACGGATGTACTCGCGCAGGGCCGCGAAGCACACGGGCTTGCGGACGTCCTTGCGGTTGGCCTTGTACTCGGGGTAGATGGACTTCCTGAAGTTGTCCCGGTGGCTGAAGCAGACGGTGTACGAGGTGCCGTTGAGGCGCTCGACGAACTCCACGATGTCGATGTCAACCCGGCTCTTGGCCTCGGCAAGGTCGGAGTGCAGGGTCCAGAAGTCGCCACCCCAGTCGATTGCCTTCTCGACGGATGCCGATGCCGTGTAGCACAGGATGTCACCGTCGATGACGATGTGGGTCTTCACGACTCGTCCTCCTCGGCGGTCTCGTCGTTGGAGGTGACCACCTTCTTCACCCGGTCCTTGAGCATCTCGGAGAGGCCGATGACCTCCAGGGCGCTTCCCTTGAACTCCGTGATGAGCGCGTAGGACTTCTTGCTCCGGTCCTGGTACGCGATGAAGACGAAGGCGTCCACGCGCCGGCTGATCTCGTCAACCAGTTCCGTGGTCGATACGAGGGTGAGGTCGGGTGTCATCCATGAGCCTTTCCGTAGTCGATCCGCTTGAGTGCCTTGAGGCGGGAGACGATCTCCTGCCTCTGCCGTGAACCCTTGGGCCATGTCCGTGCCTGGGTCATCAGTTCCGCCTGGAGCCGCTTCTCGACGAGGTAGGGAGAGACCATCCGGGCGACGTCCACCGCCCTGTCCCCGGACACCCTCCACTCCCACGCGCTGCGCTGGTTCCCCCGGCATGACTTCCTGTTGATCTTCCCGCCCCACTCCCTGCGGAGCGCCTCGAGGACGTAGGGGAACGTGTTGGAGACCGAGATGGCCGGGGTTGTCCCGTGCCACACGGTGAAGCACCCTTCCCCATCGAGGTAGCCGGCGAGGTAGGCGATCCACAGGGGCCTCTCAATGAGTCTCGGCCCATGAAGACCCGGCACGGAACTCGCCGTCGAGGGGACACCGGAACCCGAGCTCTGTCCCAGCACCGGAGATTGCTGAGACCGCACCGTGTCCAACACGCTCTGCCAGCTCAGGCCGACACTCGATCTGGAACTCGTCATGGATCCACCCGATGACTGCGTAGTCCTGCGCCCACCCGAGCCCGTCCAGAGACATTTCCTGGACGAACCTGACGAGTGCCACCTTCATCACCACCGCTCCCGCAGACTGGAGCAGGGTGTTCAGGGCGGAGTGCTGCGAACGGACGGGGAGGCGGCGACCGTCGAGGCCAAGCAGGTATCCCCGCTGGGAGGCCGAGACCACCGCATCCTTGAGCATCTTGTAGGCGGGGACCTTCTTCTCGAAGGACGCACGGAGGCGCTTGCCGTCCTTGGCCGACCCACCGACCACCGAGCCGAGCTTCAGGTCGCCTGCCCCGTAGATCATCGCGTAGATCAGGGTCTTGCTCTGGTTGCGGCGGTCCTCATGGCCGGGGTCGTGCTTGTCCCTCTTGGTGCCGGCAGGGACCAGACCGAAGGCGATGGCGTTCTCCCAATGGATGTCGCCGCTCACCACGGCCTTGCCGTAGGCACCGTCGTCGTAGGAGTGGAGGTAGTGGGAGAGGCAGCGGAGCTCGAGCCCCGATGCGTCTGCTCCCACCAGCCTCCACCCCTTCCTCGGCAGGAACAGTCCACGGCACTCCTTGCCGTAGGGGCTCCGCCCCGCAGGCACCTGCGCCATGTTCGGGCGGGCATGGGAAGCCCGTCCCGTCACCGTCCCGCCCGGGTTGATCCTTCCGTGGATCTTCCCGCCCTTGGTCAGCTTGATCCATGCCTCCTCGCCCTCGGCCACCTGACCGAGGCGCTTCACCACCAGGAGGTACTCCGTGAGCATCTGCGCCTCCGGGTACTTCAGCTCCGAGAGGATCTCCTCGTCGATCCGAGGCTGTCCCGATGGCGTCACCAGCACCGGCTTCCACCCGTAGAGCTCGTTCAGGCCGCGGGCGATGTCCAGGCGACTCCCGGGGTTGAAAGGGATCGTCTTGGTCTTGGTCTTCAGGACCTCCTTCTTGGGAGGGAAGACCTTCACCAGGCTCTCCTTCAGTTCCAGCCGCTTCGTCAGCAGTTGCGCGGTGAGCCTCTCGGCACCCTCGATGTCGAAGGTCCACCCGGCGACCTCGATGTCACGGCAGATGGACGAGACCTGGTGCTCGAGTTCCCATGCACGGTCGGAGATTCCCTGCTGAATCAGGTGGTGCCAGAGCTTGCGGGTGACCTCGGTGTCCTGTTCGCAGTACTCCTGCATCTCCTCGGACCACCTGGACCAGTCCGCGGTCTCCCCGAATACGTCCTTGTGCAGCCCGAGGCGGTAGCCCCATGCCTTCAGCGAGTGGCTCCCGATGAGATCCTTGGGGAACTCGGTGCGCTTGAAGTCGTCGTTGCGGATGTCCGGGTAGCAGAGGCGGGAGAGGACAAGGGTGTCCACGACCTTCGCCTGGGTCTCGAAGCCCAGCACCTTCCGCATGGCGGGGAGGTCGAAGTTGATGACGTTGTGCCCGACGATGGCCGGGGCAGCCTTGAGGATCCGCAGGGACTCCCCATGCCCGATGGCCTCGTAGGTCGATGCGAGGATGTTCGAGGTCACCGCATCGCGGACCACGATGGAGTGGATGCGGGTGTATCCGTCGAGGGCGTCAGTCTCGATGTCGAAAATGACGGGGTTCACTTGTTCCCCGCTTCCCACGCAGCGATCCGCTCCCCGATCCAGGCCATGCAGTTGCAGGCCATGCTGTTACCGAGCGCCTTGTATCGGGGGCCGTCCGGGCATTCGGAGGCCGGCTTCTTGCGCCACGGGATCAGCGTCCAATCGTCCGGGAAGCCCTGGAGTCTCTCGCACTCACGCGGCGAAAGCCGGCGGACGGTCATGGCCTGCGGCACAAGCGGCGTCCCTCGCCCGGTGCCGTCCTCGCTTGCGTCGAACCCATCGGCGCGGAGAGAGTGTGCAACAGACTGCCTACGGTCAGACATTGAGTTGGCAGGAAGGCAGAACGCGGCATCCGATACGGACACCGTTGGGTCGGATCTGTCCCCGGCCAGTTGAAACGCCACCGCCTGCATGACGGTCGGCCCGGATGCGTTGACGCTGCTCCCGGGCGTGCCCATCGTCGCCGCGACGTCGCCCGTAATCGCGCCGTTGTAGCAGTCGGTGCCGATGGCAATCGCCGCATGGGCCGCGTTGTCCCTCGCAAGCGTGTGGCACGGGTCACCGGGCTTTCGGTTCTGCCTGTTGACCGGAGCGGTGATTTGGAACGGGTCGTAGGGGACAGGCTGTGCGACCGGGATGTATGCCCCATGCCCATCCCGTTCCGTGTGCGACCGCAGGCCACGATTGCCGAGCGTCCCGTCGGTCGGTTGCGCAATCAGTGGAGCGCCATCGCCATCGCCATCGCTACTGGGGCCTTTGTAATCACGTGCCTTTAGGCACGGACTGACGCTTGGGCAACCGCCTCGAGCGCCGCCTTCAGCATCGGGGGCAACGCCTTTCCGCGCCTTTGGGCTCGCCTGATTATGCCTTCGCAGGCCTTCGGGGATAAGGACAGCCTTGGCGGCAGAGGCCCAGTCTCCAGCACCTCGCTCAATGAGGCGACCGACGACGAACACCCGGCGTCTGCGCTGCGGGACGGCTCGGGGCCATCGCCCCACTCGCACGTATTGAGCGTCCAGCACTCGGTAGGCCCACCCATACCCGAGTTGGCCCAACGCTGAGAGGAAGGTGCCAAAATCCCGTCCTCGGTTGGATGACAGGACACCGGGAACGTTCTCCCAGACAACCCATCGAGGCTTGAGCCGAGCAGCAATCGCAAGGTAGGTGAGCATGAGGTTGCCACGGGGGTCTTCGAGACCCTTCCTGAGCCCCGCGACGCTGAAGCTCTGGCAGGGCGTCCCGCCGATGAGGAGGTCGATGTCTCCTGGTCGAATAGGCCACGATCCATGTTGCGTCATGTCTCCGTAGTTGGGGACTTCGGGGAAGCGATGCTTCAGCACCGCAGCTGGGAACGGCTCGATCTCGCTGAAGGCAACCGGGGTCCACCCGAGGTGGTGCCACGCGACCGAAGCCGCCTCAATCCCGCTGCAAACAGAGAGGTATCTCATGGCAATCCGTTGCTCCGTAGATACGACCGTCTTGATTCAGAGACAATGTATTGACGATCCTTGGCGATCCAAGGGTCAGAAAGGAATATTGCCGTCTATTTCTTTCGGGTCCTCCGCCGGATCGAA